CGAACTGCACAGCTGAGCATTAAAGTCATCAACGGGAACGTGAAACCGTTACCCATTGTACTTACACAGCCCAACTTCACATTCAAACCATAGTCCCTAACATGCGTTAGAGGTGATCTCAAATCCGATATGAGTCCGAAGACCCAATCGGGGAGACTCTCCCTGCACAAGTTTAGACTTAAACAGTCTGATGCTGAACTCAAGTCGATAGTGGCGAAGCCACCATCCCTCGAGCCCATACGTGCTAAAAGCCGGTTGATGTCGGGTTGACTATCCAAAGAGACATTCCATAGTCTCTTCATGCGCTGCTCAAGGACCTCGCAGAGGCCCAACTGAGCGAACATGTTCAAGGATGGTTCCGTACAGATCAACCTAGCCGTGTCAGCGTTCTTCGGAGCGAAGGAGACAACTGATCCACTCACTAAGTGCAAATCGCCGTAGTGATGACTGCGAATGTTTTCCATTCCGTCCCACCTTGGGTCAAGTGCAACAAAGCGCCTATACAAGGAGTATAGACCTATCGATGTAGCCGTCAATGGTGACGAACCTAACTTCCCGTAAAAGGAAGAGCAGTTCGCTAATATTGAAGCCCCAGGACCGACGCGCCCGTTTTGGAAGATCTCCAATTCAGACTCGATTATTTGGCCCTGGAATGACTCAAAGAACTCAACCAGATTACTCCGGAAAAGTCCCCAAACGAGGTCGAGTTGACCACCGATTCGTAAAGAATCATTTTTTACCCAACCTTCCGAGAGGTGATTAGCCTCCAGGAAAGTAAGCAATGCCCTCGTTTCACATGCTACAGAATTTGATTCCCACTTTTTGAAAAGTGAGGTCAAGAGCTGCTTGCACGCAACAGAGGAGGGGTTAGCTGATGGGTTGTCCTTATCACAAAGTGTGTCGTCCTTCATGTAAGGCTCAACATCTTCTAGGAGGTTAGACAAAAGAGCGTTCCGATATTTATCGGGATCCGTCATATGCAATTTCCTTTGGTGTTTAACTAAGGGATTCCAAATGCTCTCAGCTGGCTACGGCTTTTGGCCGCTCCACCAGACAAAGAATCGAATGTTGACTGCCACAATGCGATTTCGCAGTGTGACTATAACCTCGATGACTCGAGGCAACCATGTGACCCTTTTAAGGTTCACCGGTTTTCAACATATCGACGATCGCTTGCTCATTCGCCACGAGCCAAGCAAGGTGCTCGGCAACGGCGGCGGCAATCTGATCGATGTCAGCGGTATCACATCCGGCAGGAATACGAAAAGTCGTATCAATGCCGATGAACGCCG